AGGAGGATGATGCCAGACCGGTCAGCTGACCGGACGAGAGGTCATGGGGTGGGGAAAATTACTTCGGCGGAAAAGGGGAGAATCAAACCGGCGTTGACAACCTCGATGGCCTTGGATCACTGGGCCTACTGGAACAAGGTCGGCCTGGACTTCAGCCGGCCCGGTCGCCCCGGGGACAACGCCCGCAACGAGGCCTTCAACGGGCTGGTCGGACGCGAGTGCTTAACGTTACACTATTTCTCGAGTCTGCATGAAGCCGAGGCCGTGCTCTCGAGGTGGCAGCAGGAGTACAATAACGAGCGGCCCCACGGCAGCTTGGGGCAGATCCCGCCAGCCCAATACCGGGCTGGCTGGACAGAGGCGGAGGGCCACGCCAGGCCGGAAAGTCGCGCTGAGGCTGGATCATAGTTGGGGGCAAGAGCCCGGGGTGGGCAGCCTAACTCTGGGGGCGGTACAAAGACTGGGGGCAGGTCAGTGCTCAATGGGCTCGTCATGGTGAGTTTCATCAACTCGTTGCGGGAGAAGGGGACCCCGCTGGGCGAGACGATTCGGGAAGGCTCCCTCACCCGCCTGCGCCCCGTGCTGATGACGGCGCTTGTTGCGAGCCTCGGATTCGTTCCCATGGCGATCTCACACGGAACCGGAGCCGAGGTCCAACTGCCGCTCGCTACCGTGGTGATCGGCGGCATCATCTCATCCACGCTCCTTACGCTCGTCGTCCTGCCGGTCCTATATCGGCTGTGGCACCCGGAACGGCATCCGATCGTCTTCAACGGAGGGCCAGAAGGCCGTCGGCCAGAGGGGAGGCGGATGTGAACTCGTGCGACTGCGGCGAAGTGGGTCGGAGTGCGGAGGCCCTCACTGCGGAACAGCGCAGGGTGCTCAGAATCGCGCTCGCGCTCAACGCCACGATGTTCGTCGTTGAGCTCGCGGGGGGTGTCCTCGGAGACTCCTCCGGACTGGTGGCTGACTCGCTGGACATGCTTGCGGACGCGTCGGCCTACTCCATTGGCCTCGTGGCAATGGGAAGGGGGGCGAGGTTCAAAGTTAGGGCGGCAACGCTCAGCGGTTCCTTGCTCCTGGCGCTCGGGCTCGGTACCGTGGCCTCGGCGTGCTACAAGCTCATACACGGCAGCGATCCTGAGAGCCTCGTAATGGTTGCTACCTCTGCGCTCGCACTCTTTGTGAATGCCACCGTTCTAAAGCTGCTCGCGAAGCATCGCAGCGGCGAGGTGCATCTGCGTGCCACGTGGATCTTCACGCGTGCCGATGTCGTGGCAAATCTTGGCGTCATCATGGCGGGAGTGTTCGTGTTGCTGGTCAAATCGCGCGTGCCTGACCTTCTCGTGGGATTCGCCATTGGTCTCTATGTTATGAAGGAGGCGGTCGAGATCCTCCGAGAAGCGCGTGAAGCCGCAGAACGCGGTCCGGCTGGGGCAGTGGATGGTGCGGGTAGGCCAAGGAGGTCAAGCGATGAAGGCGTTCGAGCACACAGTGACGACTGAGAAGTCGTTCGATCAGGTCGTTTCCGGCGTCGAGCAGAAAGCGGTGGAGAAGGGCTTCAGAGTCCTGCATACCCACGATGTGGCGGCGACCTTGGCTGAGAAGGGCTTCCCGCGAGAGCCGCTGAAAATCGTGGAGGTCTGCAATGCGAAGTACGCGAGCGAGATCCTCACCAAGGACATCAAGATCGCTCTCATGCTTCCGTGCCCGATCTGCGTCTACGTTGATTCTGGGAGGACCTGCATCAGCACCATGCTTCCACGGCGTATCCCGGAGTTCTTTCCTCAGGCGGGGATCGAGGATGTAGCCGGCAAAGTGGAGAGGATCTTGCTCGAAATCGTGGAGGAGGCGCGGTGAATGTGAGCAGGGGCCGTCCCGAGGAAGGTCGGTCAAACAAGCTCGCTGGCACGATCATGCCGCGGGCCCGCCTCTATGTCCTTTGTTTGCTGGTGGCTTTCTCGCCATTGAAGTGCTGCACGTATGAGGATGCACGTGCCCAAGAACCTGTCTACCGCATGACAGTCATGGCCGGCTCGGGAGGATTACCGGAGCACCGGGTGCATGGACCAGGGCGGGGCCCATGTGGGATCCACTCACGTGCGATCGAACTCCCACTCGATCGCCCGGATCGCCACATGGGTGTGGGACGCGCCCCAGGTCCAGATCCTGACGCGCAGGTGGTTGTTGAGTCGGCCAAGCCCGGACTCCGTGGTCTACAGCTGTCGAAAGAGGACAAGGACGCTTTCATCCTGCGCTTCGTTCCGCAGCCCGAGACGGGCAAGTAGGTCCAGACTTGCCCAGGCCGTCGAGGTGTACTGCGCCGTCTAGGGCAGCAGGTTGACCCTAACGTCTAGCCGGTTGCTCTCGTGGCCGTGTTGGTCGAATCCGCAGAACTCGTAGCGGTACTGGCCCGGCCGCGCGCCACGGCTGTGGCAGCCGTACTCCTGCCCACCATCGACGAAACAGTAGATCCCGTCCCCGGGGGCCGGATCACCGTGAGTCCCATCATCGTAACAATAGAGCTCGCCCAGATGCATGTAGCCGTCCATGTGTCCCATCATGCCATACATACCGAAGCGCACCTGCACCTGGCCACCGGTAACGGGGTTGCCATGTTGATCGGCGAGCCGGGCCTCGTAACGCACCGGTCCCGCTTGGCTTCCCTGCTGAATGTCCTGGCCGTCTAGAGACTGGCCGTCGACGCTGACGTTGGCAGCACTGAGTGTGAGGTCTCCTGCGTTCGAGTCTGCCGGCCGGGTTGGGTCGTTCTCGCTACACCCCACGGCCGTGAGAACCAGAATGGCAACGGCGATGGTGGCTATCGGGAGGGAGTGTATCTTTCGCTTCAGCATGACGTACCTCCTGGTGAAACTGCTGGCACAGGCTCTCGTCGAAGCTAACGCAACGGCTCATAGTAATCCAATGGGAATTGCGGGCAGGCCATAGGGGCGCGATATCGAGAACCGAAGTCAATCGCGAATTCCTGTCCGGGGCAATAGGCTCTCGTCAGCTAGACGGTGTGTATTCTATTCATTTCCCACTCGAATTCCCGAATCGCCTCATGTGCCCGCCCTGCCCCGTACGTCCGAATGATCACGCGCAGATGGTCGTTGAGCCGCTCGAGCCCGGACTCCGCGATCTCGGTCACCTCGAGATAGGTCCAGGAAGTGCCGCTGAGTCCGACCTGCGTGTGGACCAGGGTGCCGATCTCACCGTAGACAAGAACGTCGTACTCCGTCCCCGGCTCCGCGGTAGCTGTCTTCCCGGAGTCGACGTAGCTCCACGCTCCGAGGCGGTTCCGGTGGGCCCAAGACACGGTCAGTTCCCCAGTGATGGAAGCGGGGTAGCTCTCCCCATTGAACCGCACGTCGGTTGGGCAGTAGATCATCGCCGATCGCGCTGGCGTGGTCGCCTCGACCTGCGACGTCGGGCACGAAGAGAAGTTGTACTCGCTCTGGTTGTTGTACGGTTGCAGGCGGATGTCGTTGAAGACATTGACGGTCGGAGACACCGGTCCGCGGATGTTCACGACTTGGCTGCCGTACGAGATGAACCATACGCGCGTGCCTGCGGGAAACGCGGTGGGTGCGCTATCCAGGCAGCCGCGAGCGATGGTCTGCAGCGTAATGCCGCCTGCATCCTGAACGACGCTCTGGAAGGCGATGTACTCCTCCAGCCCGTCGTGGGACAGCCAGGCGACGTTGACCCCGAGCGCGAAATCGGGCCCGCTGACCGACGCGACCCGATCGGTGTCCAATCCCGAGGTAACCACGATCTCGCTCGTGAGCTCATCGATCGCCGCGGCGAGAACCCCCGACGGCGTGAAGAACGGGACGTCGACCGGTGGCGCCCAGCCACCGGCGCCGTCAGCAACGTGGGCGCGGTACCCGAGGGAGATCCCGGTAGGTCCGCGTGCTGCGAGCGCAATGGCCTTCTGGACGCCGGCGGCTAGGTCCCCATAGCCTTTCACAGCTTCGTAGGGCGCGGCCAGAACGGCCTGGTCGGTCAAGGCGGGCACGTCACCGGACGGGTCCTCCCAGCCCGAGGCGGGCGGCGTGGAGTAGCCGGTCCAGTCGACGGCGAAGATGTCCTCCATGGCCTCGATCTCGATCTTCCCGGAATCGAGCCGGCCGGTGCCGACCCGAACCGCGCGGCACACCATGCCGTCGATACCCAGCGGGTCCCAGACGAGCTTGAACACCGCTCCAGGCCTGAGCGCCCACGCCGAGCGGTCGGCCTCGATCGTGATCGTGGCCAAGGGATAGGCCAGGGCGGCCAGCGCCCGCGCGGCGGCCTGCTGAGCGTTCGTGGCGTTGGACAGCCCACGCAACGTGAGTTCCTGGAGCGATACCTCGCCGCCTTGGACCTCGATCCCGGCGAGGTCCTGGGCCTGGGCAGTGCTCTCGATGAACCCGGCGTCGCGGCTGACGTAGCCCACGCGCACGGAGTTCTTGAGGTCGCCCCACGACGGACGGGCGAACGACTTGACCGTGCACGAGTCCGCATCGAGCACCGGGATCGTCTCGGGATCGTAGTCGTAGCGGACCAGGCGGATCGTCAGGAGCCCGCTCGTGGGCTCGACGTACATGACCCCGTCGATGTGACGCAGGATTTCGAGCACGAGGTCCTTCGCGGTCGTGCCGCGGTCCTGGAGCATGGAGAGTCCGAGGCCTTCGTCGGCCAACGTCTGGCCTACCGCCCGAAACGCAGTCACGTCTAGGAACCCCACCGGCAGCCCGAGACCGTTGCCCGACGCCGGCGAGGTTAGGATGTCGTAGATCATGGCTGCCGGGTTGGCGTCGCCGTCGATGTTCTCGGCGCCGTCTGTTAGCCCCAGGCTATTGGGGCAGCGGCGAACCACGAAGGAGATGGCCTTGATGTACGGGCTCGTCCCCAGGTAGACATGCCGCATGACGGCGTGGCAGACGTGGCGCCAGGCGGGCAGGTTGTCGCCCAGACGGTCCTGGAGGTAGGTGTCCACCGGCTGGGTAGGCGACCCATGGTAAACGTAGATGCTGCCGGCGACGCCGCCTTCGGATTCCTCGCCGCCGAAGAAGTTCGGCGCGTTGATGTGGATCTGGGTCACGTCGCCGACGTGGGGATAGCCCGCGGGGGGCGCGCGGTCGTCGAAGCGGATCTGCACGACGTCGTCGACTTCACCACTGCACAGCACCAACTGGGCACCGAGGTAGTAGCGGTAGCCAACGGTGACGTCGTCGGACGAGAACAGCCCCGTCTTGACTTCCTTGGTGATGGCCTGGACCTGGAGGTCGCCGTACCAGGTAACCATGGGACCCGAGAGCTTGCAGGTGCCCCAGACGACGGGGATCGCGCGGCCCTCGCCGATCGTGGGGAACTGGAAGTCACCGAGCGAAGACGGCGTCGGAGCGTCGAACTGCGGCTTGGGGCGCAGGACATCGTAGAGGACCGTGCCGACGATGTAGACCAGGGCCAGGACCCAAAAGGCCATCAGTCGATCCTCCCCGAGAAGGGATTGCGACCCGGAAGGCGCGACCAACCCAGGTGGTTCACGAGGTTGTCGAACTTGGTGCGGCAGGTGGCCTCGAGGTGATCGCAGCCCCAGTAGGCTCTCACCTGGTCCAACGACGAAAGGCCGGGCAACGGGGAGATCAGCGTGACGGTGTTGCCCTGGTGGCTGACGATGAAGCGGGTCTCGCCGGCCACGGTCTCGAGGCGCCCCCCGCGGAACCACTGGTTAGGGCGCAGGGCAAACCCATTCGAGACCACGGTCGCGCCCGAGACCGACGTGACCGAGACCAGGTCGCGGCAGGCGGTGGGATCAGCGCCGCACGCGGCCGAATACAGCACGTGGTTGCAGGGGGTCTGCATGGCCAGGATCGGCACCGTGCGTGCCAGCATGGCCATCAAACTCGCACCGGTGAGAATGGCCTCGGATTCCTCGAACCGGGCCCGGACCACCTTGCCGCTGAAGATCGTGACGGCGAGCGACTCCTCGCCGCGGTGGGCGCGGTAGATCGTCACCCAGACCGGGGTGGACGGCAGATCGCCGATGAACAGCGCCGGCACGGGATTCGCCCGCGGAAGGGTCAGTTCGATCGTCTCGCCGGTGTCCTCCTGAGAGAAGTCGAGCTCGCTGCGGCTGATGGCCTCGGGGGCGAACACACCCGCGGGCAGCGTGATCGCCCTGTCCGCCGAAGTGAAGAACCACGAGTTGCTGCCCTGAGCGAACCGGTAGCCCTCGACCGGCTGGCCGAGGTAGCGGCTCTTCTCTCTGGCATCGTAGGTCACAGCGGCGCCTCCAGGGGAAGCTCATGGACCCGAATCGTAGCCTCGGCCACCTGGGGGCTTGGGTACGTGACCTCGACGCGGTCCTCGTCGAGGCGGCAGAGCTTCAGGAACGACAGCACGGTCTGCGAGCGCGAGTAGTCGCGCTGCGCGACCGGGTCGAGCGTGAGCGTCTCGGTCAGGTAGTTGGCCGGGTCGGTGGCGCCGATGATCTTGCAGTAGTCCATGACGCTGCTGCCGAGCGACCAGAGCGCGAGGTGGCGTCGGGCCGCGGTCGTGCCCCACATCTGCTGTTTGTACCGGACCCACCTGATCGTGGCGCCGGACTGGTTCTGAGCGATGTCCTCGGCCAGGGCGAGGTCCCACTGGAAGCTCGGCAGCCAGAACGGAACCGCGCGTCCCTTGCGGGCGTCGAGGAACGTCCGCATGGCCGCAATCTCGTCGCGGCCGATCGCAGTCCAGGTGAACGGTCGCAAGGCTGCGGGGGCCAGCGCCTGCTCATCGGCGATGCGCCGACCGGTCTTCGAGCTCAAGAGCACGAACTTCCGTCTGAGGCGCTCCTCGAATGCGCCGACGCGGTTGTAGTTGAGCTCCAGGACGTCGTACCCGAGGTAGCTCATGGCCGGAATCCATCGATGTCGAAGGTGAGCGAGGTCGAACCGATCGCAAGCGCGTCCCAGGTGAACGCTTCGTCGTCCGACAGGCGGCCGACCACGATCGGCAGGACGAGGGTCAGGCCCGCGGTCCAGGTTTGGATGAGGCCGAAGTCCAGGACCACGCGGTCTGCCAAGACGCTCTCGATGGTCTGAACCTCCCAGTGATACGGATCAGTCCAGAGCAGGACCATGCCGCCCGGCTCGAAGGGGATGTCGGAGGTGTCGCAGAGGATGTCGTGGTCGCCCGCAGCGGCGTCTTGCAGCAGCCGGGTCTGGAACTGCCAGCGTCCCACCCCGAACGCGCGGGCCTGGTTGCCGAAGAGGATGGCGCCCGCCATTTGGGCATCACGTAGGTCGTCCAGAAGCGTCGCGTAGCGGATCGTGCCTACCGGGACGGCGCGCAGCTGGATACGCTGCTCCATGCCCCGGTAAGAGACGATGATGTCAGTCATGAACCCGAAGGTCTCGGTCACCGGTTGGGCCCAGTTCGGCGGGAACGGGAACGGGATCAGCCGGAACCCTAGCAGCTGCAGGTTGGTCCCAGCGGGGTCGTGCCCCGTGAACACCCACGTGACCAGGTTGTCGATCAGGGCGTCGCCGTCGCTCAGCACCTTGACCAGGTAGATGTGCGACGCCGAGGCCGGGAAGTGAGCCGGCTGGCCGAGGTCGTCCTCGACGGCGATGCCGGCGGGGCCGTCGACGGTGATCTCCTGGAGGGTGTGGCCGCGTTGGATGTCGGCGTTCCAGACCTCAACCTCGGCCTCCTGTTCGGAGACCACAGCGCCGAGGTCATGCCGGCGCGGAAACACATGGATGCGGCCGAGGACCGTCAGGCCGTGGACCGGGGCGATCCCGCCATCCATCTGGAACGCGACCGGCCGCGGGTCGGCCAGGGCCAGGCGTGTGCCTGCATTCATGCCGACGCGGTGCAAGGGCCGCGCGCTGATCACGTCAAGGGCGGCCGCGGACAGGTCGGTCGAGAACGAAGGCCCCGAGATGAGGACCAAGGGCGCGGGGGCCTGGACCGCGGTTGCCATCAGGCGGCCTTCTTGACGGCGAAGAACGGGAACAGCATGTAATTCTGGCCGCCCACCTGCATGATGTCGCCCGCGCTGTAGCCGTTGCCCACCGCCTCCGTCCAGAACACCGTGGGCGGGTAGCCGATCGGCGCCCAGCGGTTCTGCGGCTCCGCCTCCATGAAGCAGTGCAGGGGCAGGAACAGCGCGCCGCCGAATGCGCTCTGTAGCGTGCGGTCGCCAGGGCTGTTCACTCCGCTGTCCCATAGGTACTGGTAGCCTGGGTATTCGTCCTCTTCCATGCCGCCCAGGGCATCGGGGCACTTGTTCAGGGCGTCGCGCATGCGCCGGCCCGTCCAGCCGAAGCCCTCATCCTCGGGCTTGCAGTCGCCGATCCACCGACCGGTGAACGACGCGGCATCGACGCGGACGAACGCCGTGCAATGCGTCATCCCGGTGCTGCCGGAGATAGTCGAGTAGTCCTCGTCCGTGTGGGACATCGGGGGATAGGCGGTCAGGTCTATGCCGCGCCTGTTTCCGGAGAGTAGGTCGGACAACTCGGCGGTGTTGAGCTTGGTGCTCGAACTGGCGAAGAAGTAGGGGAACGGCTCGGGCAGGGACGCGCGCTCCATAGACGGTCCCCAGCCCATGTGGCAGAAGATCCCAGGCGCGCGTTCGACCACGACGGTGATGTGGTCGTTGCCGTCGTCGAAGAAGTGGTACGCGGCCACCGATCCCTGGGGCAGGTTCATGCCGCAGCCGGACGTGTTCAGGTCGTACGGCCTCACCGGGCCGCCTGGCTGGGCGTACCAGTAGGTCTCGCCGTTCCAACCGGTGCCGAGATACAGGCCGATCCCGTAGCCGCCGTTGCCCATGTCGTGGTAGTTGCTGGTGCCTCGGCGCCAGATCCGCTCGTTCTCGGCCGCGCGCAGGTTCACGTGCAGACTGCCGGCCTTCACGAGGTGGGCGCGCCAGCCGGCTCCATCTTGCACGGACTGGTTCACGGTCCAACCTTGGCCGGCAAGCCAGGTCACCAGCGCCTGCAGGAGCGTCGTGGGCGAACTGCTGATTCCGGTTTGGTAGGCGGCGGCCATCAGTCCAACCTCACGGCGCAGAAGTCGTCACGGTCGTTGCGGAACACGTTGGGGATGACGATCCAGTCGACCGTGCCCTGCCGGATCAGGGTCTCGGCCGTCAGGCCCTGGCCGGTGACCAGGGCGATGCCGGGCAACTGGCCGGGCGTGTTGGTGCCGCCCCCGACGTCGCCCAGCATGAGCATCACCGGCCACAGGTCGTAGGTGGCGCCGGTCCCCGGGTCCAGGAGCGACAGGCCGCAGCGCGTCGGCCAGATGATGTGGTGGTAGGTGTTGGGCGTGGACCCGATTGAGTCGAGGTACGACCCCTCCAGGGCCTTCCAGCCGCCGTCGAGATTGCGAACACGAAGTTGGGTATCCCAGGGGTCGCGCTCGCCGGAGCCGACCGGGGCATTGCCCGTGTCGGCATGCGTCGGGATGCGGTGGCGATTGTCCGCCAGGGACCAACGGTAGTCCGTGTCGGCCCACTGCGAGAACTCGCCGTGGGACATCGAGCCGCCCAGGAACAGCGGGTAGGGCCACTGGTTAGGGGAGTAGTAGGGCTCCAGCAGCCCGAAGGCCGCGATCTCGTACTGGTTCGAGATCTTGGCGACCACGACGGCGCGGCGCCCGTCGCAGACGAACCAGTATGGGATCGCGGCGTTCCAGAGCGGCAGGTAGAGGTTCCCCTGGAATCCCGCCTGCTGGTAGAACCGGGACCCTGAGAGCCACCCGTCCATGCCGGCGATCTCCCAGTTGTAGTAGTCGGCGTCCTGGCGCTCGAAACCGTGGATGCCGACGAAGATCTCGGAGGCGCCGTCGTTGCCCGGGGCCATCCAGGCGTACTCGTGGAAGCACGCATCGACGCCATCAAGCTGCCGGAACATGCGCAGGGTGCCCATGTGACACTGGCTGTAGCGCAGCCCGGTGATGTGCCACCGGTAGCGGGTCGCCGACACCGGCGCGGCGATGGTGAAAGTCTGAGGGATGCCGTCGAAGAAGTTGATCCCCACCCGGGTGTCGAGCGTTACCCAGGCAGAGCCATTCCAGTACTGCATCTGCCAGTCGTCGGGCGCCTGACCGGTCGTCTCGAACAGAGTCAACTCGTAGGCGGCGATCGTCACGGGCTCGAAGAACGTGATCTCCACTTCCTGCGGGAGCGTGACCGTTGAGTAGATGTTCCACGAGCGGTTGGCCAGGCCACCGATGTTGAACGGCCAGATGTCGAGCTTCCCGTCCACCAGGTTCTGGACGGCGTACGTGCCCTCGTTGACCTGGGTCGATACGAGCCGGCAGCCGCGGGAGCGGCGCAAGGTCGTCCACTTGGGAGCGGTCGACAGGGTGAACTGGTCACCGGCCACAAATGGCGTCCCGCCAGCGGAGATCAGGAACTCCAGCGCCCCGTGGGTGAACGGCGTGCCGACGGTCGCGGGACCGATCGAGCCCGTGACGGCGCCGACCACATCGAAGGACGTGGGGGAGACGGCCGTGATGGTGAAGGTCTCAGCGACCGAGGCGGTGCCACCGGAATACGCCGTCAGGCGGCCGTCACCGGTCCCCGTGTAGGCGAGCCCGAAGGCCGATCCCTTGGCGGTCAGGAACGCGTGCAGCCGCTCGGCCAGGTCGTTGTAGTCAGTCGCGGTTCCGGTGGTGAACATGGCTTACGTCCCCAGGGCCGAGCGGATCGCGCGGCGGTTCTTGGCCATGGCTTTCACAAGGATGCGCTGGCCGGCGGGGCTTTCGAGGTGGCGCAGGATGAGTCCTTCCTCGAGGCCGATCAGCATCTGGCCGTCCTTGGCTGCCTGCGGGTCCGCGGCAGCGGGGGCGTCGACCAAGCCGCCCTCGGCGAACCTGGGCACCGGCGCTTCGATCAGTACCGGGGTTTGGACCAGCGCCTGAGCGCCGCGGCGGTTCAGCTCGTCGAGGTGGCGCAGGACGCCCGGCTCGCGGACCACCGCGGCCCGGACGAGGTACTCGCCGCGGGAGAACCAGGCGAGGTTCGAGTCCGAAGTGCCGGTACCGATCCCGCCCAGGACGCCGCCCGTGGCCTTCTTGTCGGCGCCACCGACCTGGCCGCCACTGCCGAACACGCCGGCGATCTTCTTGATGATGGCCGTGGCCAGAAGCTGGGCGGCCATGCGCTTGAGATCAGCGATGATCGACAGGGCCAGGCCCCGAAACGCCTCACCCAGGGACTTGGAGCCGGTGATACCGGTGTCGAAGAACTCGGTTAGGGCGTCCCTGCCGCTATCGAGGGCCGTCTTGCCGAAGTCCGCGAACGAGACGCGCGCGCTCTCGACCGCGTACCCGAGGTCGCGCACGGCCGCGGTGAAGGCCTGTGCCTGAGCAATGCGCTCGGGGTCGCCGGTGGCCCAGGCCGCCTGCTCCAGGGCGGTGGCGAGGGGTTGAAGAGCGACCAGCCGCTCGGCCTCGATGGCCAGGATCTGCTGCTCGCCCTCGACCTGGGAGAGCAGGCCAGCAGAGACGCGGGCCTCGATCTCGGAGTGCGTGGCGTCCAGGTCGGCCAGAGCGGCCTCCGCCTGGCGCTTCGTCTCGTCGAAGTTGGCGCCCGATTCCATCGACCGGCGCATCCGGGCGAGCGTCGCCTCGCGCTCGGCGTCGGAAGCGCCCTGCTTCTTCAGCAGCAGATCGGCCCGGCGGATCTCCTCGTCGATCCCCAGGAGCGCGGCCTCGTGGCGGCGTCCCTGGGCTTCGAGCAGGGTCTTCTCCAGAGCGAGGCGCTCCTCGGCGAGCTTCTGGACCGCCTCGCGCTCTTCGGCCAGGAGGGCGGCCGTCTGGTCTTCGTATTCGAGGCGGGCCTTGGCCAGTTCGGCGTCGAGCTTTCCCTGCTCGTCGCTGCGGCGGCCGGGGTCGGGCTCGCTATCCAGCAGCTTGCGTTTCGATTCGAGGACCTCGATCTCCTTCGCATGCTCCTCTTCGGCGATCCGGCGGCGCTCGGCGTAGTAGGCTTGGACGTCCCTGAGCCCGTCCTCGAATGCCCGCTTCTCGGCCGCGGCGCGCAGGCTGGCTGCCGCGCGAACGAGCGCCAGTTCGCGATCCAGCGTCGCCTGCAACGCCTGGACCCGCCGGGCTTCAAGCACGGCCGGATCCTCGGTGACATCGCCCTGGGGGGCCTGCGGCCTGGCTGCCGGCTCTGGCGGCTTGGACACTGTCAACTCGAAGCGGGCCTTGAGACGGTCCTCGAGATCGCGGCGTCCCGCGCTGATCGCTTCGTCCGCGTTCGCAAGGAACGCCTTGGCCTCATCGAGATTGCCATGCAAAAGCGCCCACGTCGCCCGCACGCCGGCATCGATTCGCATCATGATCATCGCCAGGGCGCTGCCCACGATGTCAAAGGCGGACGACACCACCGCGACGATGAACTTCACCACCAGGCCAATGCCCTGCCCGAACCGCTCCCAGGCTGCGGTGGTCTGCTTGAGGTCGCCGCTCATGATCTGCAGGGCTTGGGACAACTGGGGGACCAGACCAGCGGCGAGCCGTGCGCCGAGGCCTTCGCTCTGAGCCTTCAGCAGCTCGAAATCGTCGTTCATCCGCGCGGCGGACTGAGCCAGGCGGTCGTCGATCAGGACACCAAGCTCACGGGCGCGCTCGATGACCGCACCGAGCCCTTCGTCGGCCAGCGCGGTCATCGTGGGGATGAGGTTCGCGCCGGACCGACCGAAGACGTCCATGGCGGTCTTGGTCTTCTGGATCGGCGAGAGCAGCGCGGCGATCCGTTGGGCGAACAACTCGAAGATCTGGACCGCGTCCTTGCCCTTGAAGTCGGCCAAGGTGAGACCAAGCTCACGCAGCGTGGCAGTGGCCTTGGGGTTTCCGGCCGCCGCCTCGCCGATGAACTTGTTCTGCTTGGCCAGGGCCGCACCCATCTCTTCCAGGCTCGAAGCGGAGGTGCGGGCGAGCATACTCAGGGCCGACAGGTTCTCGGTCGAGGCGCCGACCTTCTGGCCGAGCTCGTCAATCTGGTCGGCCGCATTCACCGACGAGCGGATCCACTGCTGGAACTGGCCGACGCCCAGCGCCACTCCGAGACCACTGAGAAGCGCCGAGGTGGAGCCCAGGACCCGGTTCAGCCCCAGGAAGCCGTGCGATTGCTTGGCCGAGGCCTTCTCCGCCTCAGCCTGGACCTTCTTGAGGGCGGCCACAACCTCGGCGACGCCTTCGGCCGATAGCCGGACCCTGACATCAGGCGTGGCCATCGCTGGACCTTCCTCTGAGGATCTCGGGCACGATCGGCGGCCGCGGCCGCGAACCCTTGGCGCTGTGCGGAGCCAGGACGCACCAGCACAGGTACCTGTGGCGGAAGTCCTCCAACGCCTGCTCTCTCATCAGCCGGCGGTAGGAGGCGAGGGCGACTCGAAGCGGCCAGCGCTTGATCCGCTCGGCCCGGTCGTGGTCGCCTGCGGCGAGTTCCCGAACGAGATCGGTCCAGAGTCCGTACCGGCCGGGGACACCTGGTTGGGCGTGGGAATCGGGATCGCCTCGGCGAAGGACATCGGCGAAGTCCACAAAGAGACGATCCCGCTCTCGAAAAAAGAGACCAGCAGCGACAGGACCAGGCTGCGCACCTCCGCCTTGTCCTTGGGGTCACGCAACTGGCCGAGGAACCGGGCGGTCTCTTGGCCGACTTCCGGGGTCCAGACCTCCCCGGGGTTCCGGTCCTGGGGAGCGAGCTCCTCCGGGACCAGGAGGCACCCGAGGAGGTCCAGGATCACGCCGCTTTCGATCGTGACCTCGAGCAGCCGCCGGGCAAAGGCCTCGGGGCGTTCACCGGGCTGCATGACCACCTCGTCGATCCGGGCTCGCCCCACCAGGGCCAGGAACCGGAAGTCCTGCTCCACGGTCGATTCGCGAAGCGGCAGGAACGTGCGCCCGCCGAGGATGTGCTTTTCGGCCATCACGCGATCCTGATCAGCCGGTAGTGCGGCTCGTTCGGGTGGTTCGCGGCGTCGGACTCGATGTCCCCGGCCATGGTGAAGCTGGCGTACTCGTCCGAGATAAAGCCGATGGCTCCGTCCGCGCGCAGCGAAGCCCGCCAGATCTCGCACTCGTACTTGGGGCCGCGGGCCGGGTCGCCGATGAACCGCAGGTACCCCTTGACCGAGGTTTGGTTCATCCCACGCACAGTCGGCAGCGCGATTGTCCCGTAGGTGAAGTCCACCTCGATGTCCGAGCCGTCGGTGATGTCGCCGCCTTCGACGATGTAGACGCGGCCCGTGACGGCATCGACCTTGTAGTCGTCGTCCACCACGTAGGTGGGCGTGCCGCTGGGCCCGCTCACCGACACCAGGCTCACCTGGCGCTTCGACAGCGGGTAGTATCGGCCCTGCAGCACGTCGGCGATGGCCTCGTTCGTAACCGTGGCGCCCGTCTGCGACAGCGTTGCCGTGTCGCCGAACAGGGCCATGGCGAGGTTCTCCTTGGAGAACTCATCGCCGACGATGCGGATCGCGAGCGTCGTGCGCAGCACGTCCGAGGCGATCAGGTCGGCCGACCGGTCGGCGCTCGAATACTTCTTGATGTCCTCGCTCGTGGGCGTGATCTCGAACGTGGGGCAGTTGCCCAGGAACAGCTCGCCGGTGCGCACACCGCTCGCGTTGAACCGGTCGAAGTAGATCTTGCCCCTGCCGAGCAGGATGTTGTTGCCGTTGACGACCTCGGACATGGCTTCCTCCGTCTTAGGTCAACGTCTCCGCGCTATCGCTGCGAGACTGGTACTCGATCCGAAACGTCTGCGTGGCGCGGCAGATCGACGTCTCTGCCTGCTCGTACTCGAACTTGGTGCCGATCTCGTCAGCGGGTTCGTTCGCGAGGCCTCCGAAGGTGCCGGCTGCCGCCAATGCGGTCGTGGCCCAGGCCAGGATCGGATCGGCCGCCTTGTCGGGCTCCTCGCCGGCGCCAGCTCTGGTCAAGACCTCGATACTCAGCAGCAGCGATCTCCTGACAACGGGCCCGCGGCTGGCCATGCCGGCCTTGGCGTCCCGCATCGGCTCGACCGTCTCGCTGCCCTGGTAGACCGTGAGCGCGGGTAGCTGGTCCGCGCTGGGGGAGTCCAGGCGCGTCCGCACCGGAGCGGGAACGCCAGGGGGCGCGCCTGCGGCCAGCGCCAGGACGGCGGCCGAGACGATTTGCTCCCGGATCGTGCTCATGGCGTCCTCAGTAGGGCGCGGACCATGGCCCCGTCGCCGTAGGGCAGGACCTTCAGCACCACGTAGGCGGTCCCGCCGACCGTGATCGCGGCTCCCGACTGCAGTCCGGGCAGCGCCCCGCTCTGGACGTGGACCATCTCTTCGGCGGCGACGACGCCAGGCATCTGGTCGCCGAGCAACTCGACAGCCTCCCGGTCGAGCAGGCCGGTCACCGTGGTGCCGCCGAGCGTGACCTGGACGCCGCCGCCGGCAGCGGCCAGGTCAACCAGGATCGCGGTGATGTCGGACTCGCCGAGGTACATCGATCAGGCCGCCTTCTTGATCCCGACGAACTCCACCCCGAAGTCGAACGACGGCGTGGTGCCGGCGATCGTGCCCAGCACCCGCACGTAGCGCTTGAGATCCGAGACGTTGACCTTCATGACCTTGACGCCGGCCGTCCCGGCCACGTCGGTGACCTGGGAGAACGCGCCGCTGGTCACATCGCTGAACGTGGAGTTGTCGTCCGAGTGCTGGAGCTTGACGTCGAGAGTGGGGCTCGTGCCGGTGCCGGCCGAGGTGTTCAGCAGCACCAGGGCCACGCCCTCGTACTCGAGCACGTCGATCGCCGTGCCGGTCAGGGTCGAAGTGCGACGGGCTGCCGTGGCCAGCGCCGCGCCCACGGTCTGGGCCAGGGCGTTGAGCAGGTGAGTCATTCTGTTCTACCTCCCGCCGGCGCGCGGCCGGCTCTTGCGCCCCTCGGGCGTGGGCGTTGTAGGGTCCCGGTCCTCGACGGCCGGGTCTGCGTGGCTGACTTCGGCGGGCCCGGAGGCAGCGGGAGCCTCCGGACCCGCCTCGGGCACGGACGGGATGGCGCGGGCGTAGCCCATCCGGACCTTCTTGCGCGCTTCGGCGATCGACAGGTCCCTCGGTGCCACCAGGACTTGGCCGGGGAAGACGTCGTTGCCTTCGCCACCCAGGCAGTGTCCGGTGGTGACCTCGATGGTGAGCGTGCCTTGCTCCGTCATGCGCTCCGTCCCTTCGTGCCCAGCTACGACAGCAGGGCGCCAGTGCCCTTGACGAACGACTCGCCGCGGCGCACTGCGGTGTCGGCCATCGAGTAGCTGGTGATCAGGATCTGGCCGCGGGCGGCTTTGGTGACGACATCGACCACGATCTCGAGGTCGTTGCCCCACATGCCCACCAAGAGGTCGTTCCAGTTGCCGAAGACCAGGCCGTGCTCGTTCGCGCCGGCGCCGAGCGTCTTGGAGATCTGGTTCGTGGTCCGGGCGGGGTAGCCGCCGAGCTCGCCCTCGCGGTAGGTGCCCGACCACAGGAACACCGGGTAGCCGCTGACCAGGGGCGTGCGCTTGAGCACGCCGGCCATCAGCGGGGTGGTCATCCAGGACAGCGCGCCGAGGTCGGCGTTCTTGTCCGCGACCAGGGCGGGCATCGTGGTGATGTCCGCGAGGTCGGGCACGCCGCCCACCGGGTGGGATTGCACGTCGGCAGCGCCGTAGATGCCCACGGGCTGCTTGTCCGTGCCCTTGCCGTGCAGCGCGCCCAGGTCCAGGGCCAGTCCGTGGCCGGTCGCCAGGTCGCTGCGGATGTCCGCCTCGACATCGATTGAGGACATCACCAAGAGCTGCCGCGGGATCTGCACTTGGCCGATCAGGGTCTTGGGCGAGAGCGACACGTAGCCGTACGCCGGCTCGGACTGCGGCGCGTCGCTCGGCGGATTCTCCTCCATCCACGCGACCGTGGGCGCGCCGGTCTTCTTGTTGAAGTACACGACACCCTGCAGACCCGGGTAGAGCTTGGCGCCAGCGACCAGGACCAGCGCCCGGTTGCGCAGCAGGTCGATCATGTCGGGCATGATCTGCTGGCCAACCAAGGTCGCCCCGCCCGTGGGCTGGGTCGTGCCCAGGACGCGCTGCTGGTCGTCGCCGTCCAGGCGCCACGGCACCAGCACGCCGCCGTGGTCGGCGCCGGTGCGGTGCTTGGTGAGCTCGTCGTGGACCTCGGCCTCCAGACCGTCGTACCGGCTGCGCTTGCCGTCCATCAGCTCGGCCTGCATGCGGATGGCGCGGTGGATGGAGTAGCGCTTCTTGTCCCGGACCGGCATCGCGGCCAGCGCTTCGGCCGCCGGCTGCGCGGGTCCTTGGGTGCGGACGGCCTTGAGAATCTCGCGCGAGACCTGGTCCGGCGTCAGGCCCTGCCTGAGCCAGCCGGCCGCCTTGTCGGTCACGCCGTAGGACTGGGCCATGTCCATGATCTCGGCCGCTTCGGCGCCGCGATCCCGCATCTCGACCTTGGGCGCCGGCGCAGGGGCCGGTGCCACCGGGGTCTCGGTGCCCGGCGCGGGGGCTTGGGCCGCGGTGGGCTGGGTTCCTGCATCGACACTCATGGTTCGCTCTCCTTCGCAGGCGGGTTCTTCGATCGTGAACTCGACCAGATCGACGTCGGGCGCCGTTCGTGCGCGTCCGAAGCCGACCTTCGGGTCAGCGGGGATGGGTTCGGTGGAGACTTCATAGGGCATCCAGCGGCAGCGGTAGGTGGCCAGGCCCGTCTTCTTGTCCTTCGAGACCATCTCCATCGACAGGACCTGGTAGCCCACCGAGACAGTCTTGATGTGCCCCTCGCGGAGCATCGTCTCTTGCTCCTGGCCCAGCGGGATGGACGAGAAGCTGGCCATACCGCGCAGACGCTTGCGCTTCTCGTCGAGCTCGATGTCGTTCACCGAGCCAAAGTGCAGCAGGCGCTGGTGGGACTTGATCAGCGGCAGGCCGATCTTGGCGCGGCCGAGGTCCACATCGCCAGCGACGTGGGACAGGACCTCGTCGTACTCCTCCCAGGTGTCCCAGGAGTAGCGGCGCACGGGCGCTTCGCTGGAGAAGGACACCGGGTAGAGGCGGACCTCACCCTCGCCGCCATCGGCGCGGGCCTCGACTTCGACCTCGAAGTCGCGGTACTGGATGCGCGGCACCTTCACGGTGCGCGTCTTGATGGCACTTGGCGTTTCCATGCACCCAGTAGTGATGCAATCGCGAAGGCCCGACCAATCTAAATGTCATTTAGATTGGTGGGCTCATGCGCGCGGTGGCACCGTGAGCGCATGGCAATCGAACTCGCAAACCTCCCTGACCAGTTCGCCGCCGGCACGACCGTCTGCTACCGCAGGCGGCTTGTCGACCATCCGGCCTCAGAAGGGTGGACGCTGCAGGTCTACCTGGCCGGCGCGAGCGTGCGCGCCAAGACGGCGGTCGCCGACGGCGACGACTTCCTGATCACCATCGAGGCCACAGACACCGAGGGCGGATTCGCTGCCGGCCTCTACAAGTGGGTCGAGCGGGTCTCGAACTCGGGCGGCGAGGTCTACGAGGTGGGCCGCGGCTCGGTCACGGTGCTGCCCAACCTGGCCGAAGCCACCGAAGGCAGCGAGCAGGAGTGGATCGAACGGGCGATCGCCACGCTGCGTGCTCACATCGAAGGCCGGCTGCCCGCGGGGATGGAGAGCTACCAGATCGCCGGCCGCGTCGTGGCGAAGATGCCGATCAAGGAGGCGGTCAGCCTCCTGTCCAGCCTCGAGTCCCGCCTGGCTGGTCTGCAGAACACCGGGTCCTTCACGCGGCCAGTCCTCGTGTCGTTCACCGGACCCGGGTTCGACCGATGAAGCGGCCGCTGCAGACACGCGTCCGGCGCGCATTCCAGCTCGCGATGCGAGAGCTTCGGGGCCAGCGCGGCGTCTTCGACGGGGCGGGCGTCCACCGGCTGCTTTTGGACTGGATCGCCCAGACCCGGTCCGCGGACGAGGAAGTCCGTGGCGACATCCGCATGCTGCGCGCCCGCGCCCGTGAGCTCGGCCGCAACAACAGCTACGTCAAACGCTACTTCCGCCTCCTGGTGACCAACGTCATCGGGCCCATGGGGATCAAGCTCCAGGCCCAGGTTTGGGCCGGCGACCAGCCCGACACCAAGACCAACGCGGCTATCGAGGCGGCCTGGAATGCCTGGGCCACTGGCCCGGTCACGGTCGACGGTCGGCTCACTCTGCGCCGCTTCGAGAAGCTCGTCATCAAGACGGTAGCGTGCGATGGCGAGGCATTTGTTCGCCTGTGGCGGGGGTTCGAGGGCAACGCCTTCGGTCTGGCCCTGCAGGCGATCGATGCTGATCTGATCGACGAGACGTTCAATCGCCCACGTCGCGGGGCGCAGAACGAGATCCGCATGGGCGTCGAGATTGACGCCATCGGACGGCCGGTCGGCTATTGGGTCTGGGATGCCGTGGGCACCGACTTGGTGCGGGAGCGCTACTTCGTGCCTGCGGGCGAGATGCTCCACCTGTACGACCCCGAGCGTGTGAACCAGACCCGCGGCGTGACCTGGGTCCATTCGGTCATGGTCCCGGCGCACATGCTCAATGCCTACGAGGAGTCGGAGGCCGTCGCAGCCCGGATCGGCGCCTCGAAGATGGGGCTGTTCGAGAAGCGCGCCGACTCGCTGGCCGGGGACCTTGCGGCCAGCTCGAAGCCCGCGACCATGGAGGCTAACCCAGGCACGTTCGAGATCGTCCCTGACGGCTACGAGTTCAAGGCCTGGGAGCCGGATCACCCGACCGCCCAATTCCCGGCGTTCATCAAGCAGATGCTCCGCAAGATCGCCTCAGGGTTCAGCGTCTTCTACAACGTGCTCGCCAATGACGCGGAGGGCGTCAGCTACTCCACGATGCGGAGCTTTGCGTTGGTCGAGCGCGACGACTGGCGGTCTATCCAGCAGGACTTCATCGACGGGTGGCGCCGGCCGCTGTACGCGGTGTGGCTTGGCATGGCTTTGCTCACGGGCGGCCTGAAGCTCCCTTCCCGCGACCCCTCCCGCTACCTAGCTGTCCGGCATCGTCCGCGCGGCTGGCAATGGATCGACCCCGAAAAGGAAGCCCGGGCGGCTGTGATCTCGATCCAGAACGGATTGGGGACGAGAACCGGCTTCCTCGCCGAGAAGGGCGAGGACATCGAGGACGTCTTCGCCGAGTTGGCCAGGGAGCAGGCGCTGGCCGAGGAGTACGGGATCAACGTCTCGGGCGAAGTGCCGGCGAGCCAGAAGGATTCGGCCGATGGGTCCGACGAGGCGGCCAGCGGCGACGAAGCAAGCGAGAAGAGCGGTAGCGCAAGCGCGACCTCGTGAGCGCGGCGTACTGCGATGGGCGCCCCGTGTCCGGGGCAAAGCCGAAAGGTGAAGTCGTGAGGAAGATTGTGATCTGCCTGCTGATCCTGATCGCGGCCGTGACCTGGCCACCGCTGCCTGGTCTGGCAGCCCAGGATGGAGCTCGCGCCGGCGTCACCGGCTGGGTGCCCTTCTACGGCACTGGCCAGGTGGGATCGAAGAGAGCGCACATCCTCGACATGTACGCGCTGCCCGACCTGGGAACGGTCTCCATGTCGTTCTGGAGCTATAACGCTACCACGGGGACCTGGTCGAAGCTCAAGCCGAAGGTGGCGCTTGGAGACACCGTCTTCACTCTGCGCGAGGGCCTGCCCGTGCGCTTCATCTTCGAGCCGAATGCTCCGGACGCGGCCTACCTCTCGGGCGACGGGCGAGCGGACTTGATGTGGGAGTGATTGCCATGCGAATCGTGATCCTCTCGCTGGCCGTCCTCGGACTGGCGGCGGCGCTGCCCGCGGCGGCGTGGGCCCAGTACGGAGGCGCCCTGCACAGCGGCGGCTGGGCCAACGGGATGGGCGTGCCCATGCCGGCGCGCTCGGCCGCGGCCGCGCCGGTCATGCTGGAACTGGTGCCGCAGACGCGGTTCTTGGCCGGGGGCACCAACTCCTACCTGTACATCTACCTCAACGCCCCGCTGTCGCAGGCGCGGGGGAGGATCCGCATCGTCCGTGTCGCCGATTCGGTGATCGTCGGCACGAGCAACTGGACCAGTGCCTCCGACAACCGCGCGCTCGTCTCTGGGCTGGTAGTCGGGACCACCTACCGCGCCGATGTGGAATTGGAAGCTCTCGACCCCGCGTGGCTGAGCGTGCCGTGGACCACGTTCATCCCCTCCTATGTGCAGCCGAGCAAGAACGATCCACCGTTTGATTGGCAGCTGCATTCTTAGCTGCGGAGCCGGAGGGCAAGCGATGGAGATGGCATTCGAGGCAGCCCGCAGTTTGGGACTCGGTGGGCTCGGGCTGATGGCGACGATGCTGGCCGTGAAACTGGCGATCCAAGTCGTCGACCTCGCACGAAACCAGGTTTGGCGGCGCAGTGGCAGCAACGGGACGAAGGTCGCCTTCGAGGAACTGAAGGTCGTCTGCCCTCTGGCGCCGGGACGGCATTCCCTGGACGACGTCCACGAGGTCCTGATCCAGATCCGCAGCGGCATGGAGCGGCTCAACGAGACCCAGAAGGAGATCGAGACGGACATGAAGGACCGCAGCCAGCGCCTGTGCGACATCCTCGGAGCGCTACGTCTTGAACTGGCGAGAAGGGATGGCTGAGGTGACCAGCAGGGATCTATTCGACAAGGCGATGTCAACGCCGGTTTGATTCTCCCCTTTTCCGCCGAAGTAATTTTCCCCACCCCATGACCTCTCGTCCGGTCAGCTGACCGGTCTGGCATCATCCTCCT